GTTGACATAGTTATAATTTTTTAAGGTTTATGGGATCATTTATCCGTAGATCCCGAATGACGTTGGCGCTCCGTGCTGGATTAAGTGTACAATCAGGCTGACACATGCTGCTAGAATGAACCCAGTTGTTCCGATGACCAGCGCTTGGCCAGCATACTTTAGTATGACTTTGTGATTAAATTTGAATTTCATATTGCTATTATTTATATTCATATATATTATCGAATGCCATACGTGTTAGGTATGTAAATGCTATACATATTGCACAGAGCTGTAGCACAGGATCTCAGGTCGTAGCTGATCCCGGGAAAAGTCTGGATATTCACAGGAAACAGGATCCTAAACCCTGATCCATGCCCTGAATCGTACAGAAAATGGGGGACTGGGCGAAACAAAACGGGTTTTTGTATTAGCATGGGTAGGTTAATATAGTAGGGTAACCCATTACCCCTATATATCTAATAAAATAATATGACATTAGGTAGTTATATATAATAGTAGCACCCTATTGTCGCGTTTATAACTGTAAAAACTGTAAAAACGGTAAAAAGTACGTAAAATAATAATATATACAAAAAAAAATTAAATGGGTAAACAAAAGTTATCGCCAGCAGCTGCGAAACGCAAGAAACAACGCGATTTAAAGTACGCAAATAGTACTGATCGTAAGAAAAAGCGCGCAGATAGCCAAAAAAAGCGCCGTGCAGCTAAAAAAGCAGGTAAAAGCATCAAGGGTAAGGACTATGATCACTACACCGGTACTTTTGTAACAGCTCATAGAAATAGAGGCGGTATGAATCCCCGTAAAAACGGAACAAAAAACGAATAAATGCCTAGAATAAACAGTTATCCACTAACAAGCACAGTATCAAACGACGATTTGCTGCTCATAGACGACAAATCCAAGGGCTACGCTACAAAAAGCCTAAAATTGAGTACTTTAAAAAACTATGTTGCTGCTGAATCAGTTTCAGAAATCTTTGTCGAGGACCGAGTTGTAACAGGAGCATCGTTTAATGCTATAACCGGGGTGCTAGAGCTCACAAGAAACAGTGGAGAGATACCTTCAGTTGCAACTAACATAGATGGCAGATACTATTTATCTTCAAATCCCTCCGGGTACACTAGTAACCGAGGTGTTGTACAAAGCATAAAAACATCAGGCGAAACCGGGGAAGCTACTTTAATTGATGGGGTTTTAAATATACCACAATATGCCAATGCTAAAGGCATCGAGGGCCCGCAAGGCCCACCAGGAGTGGCAGGTCCAACAGGTGCGACTGGTCCTACAGGTCAAACAGGCGCGACTGGAGCAGAAGGCAACGGCATAAGAGATGTTAGAACAGACCCAAAGGGAACACTTACAATAACATTTACAAACGGAGATGAGTTTCGAACAAATGATTTAATAGGAGCGCAAGGAAGAGAAGGCGGAGCAGGAGCAGCCGGAGTAGCAGGTGCGACTGGACCAACAGGGCCAGCCGGTCCTCAAGGGGAAATTGGTCCCCAAGGGCCTAAAGGCGATGATGGTGAACAAGGCCCGCAAGGCCCTGCGGGTGTAAACGGAACTAACGGAACCAATGGAGCGGACGGGGCTGATGGCAACTCTGTAACTATTAAAGGCACAAAAGCAACAGTAGATGATTTACCCGGCGCCTCTGAAAATACAGTAGGTGATCTTTGGATTGTTACCGCACAAAATGGAGATGGATATGTATGGACAGCGAGTAACACATGGGAGAACATAGGTCCAATACAAGGCCCTAAAGGCGACAAAGGCGACACGGGAAATACCGGAGCTACAGGTCCAACAGGGCCGAAAGGTGCCGGTGGAACACAAGGACCTACTGGAAATCCCGGCCCACAGGGAGAAAGAGGCCCGCAAGGGGAAACAGGCCCTAGAGGAGAAACAGGACCCCGTGGTGCTAATGGAGCAAATGGACCCCAGGGACCTGCGGGACCTACCGGGCCGAAAGGACCTCAAGGTCCGAAAGGAGAACAAGGGCTTCAAGGAGTGCAGGGAGTTGATGGGGCGCAAGGACCCGAGGGAGAACAAGGGATACCAGGACCTTCAGGTACACCAGGAGCACAAGGCCCTCGTGGTGCAGATGGTGCTGCAGCAAGTTTTGAGGTGATACCTAACGTAAAACCTGTTTTATGCGACTCTACCGGAAACGTTGATTATAATTTAAATTACACAGTACAAAAAGCAATAGTTAGCTATGTGGGTGATGGCAATCAAAAAACAAATAGCCTATACTTTTTTAGCTTAATACTAGATGTGACCGACGACGCTTTATCAAAAGCATTTTTTGAAAGTAATCCTGACGTAGAGTTATTTGTAAAACTAGATGGTCTTGCTTCAAAAATAACCGGGTCAAACAGTTATTTAAATCATAAATGTAATGTAGCTGTAAATCTAAGCGGGAACATAGCTATAAACGAACCTATGGTAGTTTCTACCACGGGGCAATACGTAAGCACAACATCTAATTTTATTATAATACAACCACGATGTACTCAGCTTGTTAATGTAGGCACTACAAGTTCCGGGGTAGCGGGTAGAGGGGAAGCGGTTACAGAAATAACTGGGGCTGTAGGTGCTGGAGAACCTGAACCAATAGGTGTTGTACCTTTGAATGGGAGCACCACCGAGGCGGTTTCAGTAACTTATCCATCTATAACTCAAGGTGTGGCGTTATCAACAGTACATGTAGACACAAAAACCACAGCCCCTAGATTTGAATTAAAAATAGAAGGTAGTTTTATAGGGACAACTGTACCGGCAACTTAACATAATAAAAAAATAAAAAGACACATGGCAATAATTTATAGTTACCCATCCGCAACACCTACGGACTCTGATACAGTGATAGGTACACAGCAAACGACAGACGGAGAAGGTGATAACTTAACCCGTACGTTTACGCTGGGCGCAATAGCGGGCCTTGCAAACGCTAAAGTTAATTTATCTATTGGAGGCGATACTGGCACCGGCTCAATAAATCTTATTACCCAAGCTTTATCTATAATAGGTACTGCTAATGAAATAGAAACATCAGCAGCAGGTCAGACTTTGACGGTTGGGCTACCGAACGATGTAATAATATCCAATGACCTAACAGTGCAAAACGATCTTAGAGTTCTAAATGAAATTACCTCTGAAGCTACCATAAGGGGTGAAGCATTGATAATAAACACGGGGCCGTCGACTATAACAGGGGTGCTTGACAAAGCCCAAAGTAAAATAATAAATTTATCAGATCCAACATCCCCTCAAGACGCCGTGACAAAAGCTTATTTAGACGCAGAGGTAGCCGCATGTGTAACCGGAACAGGCACCCCAAGAACTTTGACCATGTGGACCCCGACTGGGACCGGCATAGAAGATTCTATTGTTTCTGAATCAGCGAATCGGGTATACGTAGCTGGAAGCTTACTAGTGGGTTTCAATAATACCATACCTGGCACTAATGCTTTAACTTCGGGTGATAACAACAGTGTTTTAGGTAATAGCTCTGTTGCTTTTGGCTCTAATAACTCAGTAACAGGAAATCGCTGTGGTGGATTAGGAGCAAATAACATTGTAGCTGGCGGTCAAGTTTGGGCAACAGGTGATGGAAATGACGTGGGTATTGACAAGTTAAACGTAGGGGGGAATATTGTGACCGCTGGGTTTAACAACACTGTTAAATCAGGTAGTTCTTGTGTAGTAGGAACTTCAAATATTTTAACTAACACTACAGAATCTAGCGAAATAAATACAAATTTCGCCATGGGTTCTTCAAACGCTTTAAATGACGTAGCTGACGGCATATCTCTTGGTTTTAACAATACTATAAATGATAATGACAGCTGCGTCTTAGGTAAAAGTAATACTACAAACGCTATTGATACTTATGCTATAGGTAAAAGTAACACGCTTAGCAGTGCAGATGATTACGCATTCGGACTTAATAACACAATTAGCGGCAGCGCAACAATTGCCATGGCACTTGGGCATAATAACGTGTTATCAGGAAGTCAATCTTATGCTTTCGGTAGAAACCTAGAAGATGGCGGTGAAGATAACACCGTTATAATTGGACGTTATAATGCAACACCCACCGCTACTGGTAGAATTGTATTTGGAACTGGGTTTTCTACTACTGGTAGAAAAAACGCAATAGAAATACAAGCCGGTACTAGTTCGCAATCTGGGTTATTATTCCCTGCACTTAGGTTATCTAATTCATACGCTAACGATTCAGATGCTGCAGCAGCTGGCGTGGAAAGAGGAGAGCTTTATAGATCTAACAATCAAGTTAGAATAAACCTGGATCAAGGGGTACAAGATGCAAGAAACAATGAAGGTTTGGCATATTTAACGCCTCAACGAGAAAATGTTAGCCCTAACGCAACCCGCAACGTTGGAAATCACTACAATTTAGTATTACTAAGTTGGTTGGGGGGTAATGGTACATGCACACTTAATTTACCACTCGCCTCATCAAATATGCATAGGCTTATAAGAATTACAACAGACGGAACGCTTAACTCTGGAGCTAATGATAAAATAAATATTACAGCAACAGGTGGAGAAACTATAGACGGCGAAACTTTTTTTCAAATATCAAAATCATACGAAGGTGTTGCTGTTTATTCAACAGGATCTGAATGGATTGTAATTCAAGCAAAAGCACATTAGTAAAAATCCATAAAAACCGGTAATATATAAAATATACCCTGCTCGGGTTAGAGCAAACCAATAATAACAACTAAAACCAAAACCAATGACGTTTTATTACGAGACTAATTCGTGGGCTAGTCAACCACAACCAACTAAAAACCGAATCAAACTATGGAACCATATAGCTGATAAAGCAAATTGGCGCATAGTTCAATTACCAAACGGTTATTACCAAACAGAATATCAAGATCTTCAAAATGAAGAAAAGTGGATTGACGTTACAAGACGTGAAACAATGCAAGCCGCAGAAACCGCAATTGATAAGACTGTTGAACACTACCAAAAGAAAGTTGAATTTTTAAACGGACCCAAAGTAGTCAAAACCTTTAAGTAGTCTAATTTACAATATAATATAATTTAATTTAATATGACTGACAAAATTGTTAAGAATCTTAACTTTGGTAATAATGCCAAAGAAAAAGTTTTTACTGGAATTGAAAAACTCACAAAAGCCGTTAGCTCTACATTAGGGGCTAGCGGTAAATGTGTAATTCTTGAAGATAACGCAGGCAGGCCTGTTATTACAAAAGACGGAGTGACTGTTGCAAATGCAATTACACTATTAGATCCGGTTGAAAATATTGGAGCAACACTAATAAAGCAAGCGGCACAAAGAACCGTAAGCGAGGCTGGCGATGGAACTACCACAGCAACGGTACTGGCGCATGCAATACTTAAGCAAGCTTACAAAGCGCTTAAATCGCATGGCACTCGCGACATTAAAGACGGTATAAACGCAGGAGTTAAAAAGGTTTGCGGAGCTTTAGAAAAGCTAGCAATACCAGTAACGGGTGACATGGTAAACCAAGTTGCTACAATATCTGCCAATAATGATAAAAAACTTGGCGATTTAATCGCAGAGGCTTTTAAAGCTGTAGACAATACAGGAGTGGTTATGATGGAAACATCTAACGAGGCTACCACTACAATTGAAATTGTTGATGGAGTGCAATATGACAAGGGGCTTAAAAACTTCCATTTCGTTACTAATAAAGAAAATGGGACTTCAGAACTAAATAATCCTTTAGTTTTAATTGTAGAATCAGAGGTTCCTAATATAAGAAAAATACAAAGCGTATTAGAGTACGTTATAAAAAACAAAAGAAGCCTTTTAATAGTGGCTGATTTAGGGCTAGAAGTTTTAAATGCTCTAGCTATGAACCACGTAAAAGGCAATATAAAAGTAAACGTTGTTGATGCTCCTACGTATGGAGTAACCAAAAAAGAAGTATTGCAGGACCTAGCGTTGTTAACAGGCGCTACCGTAATAAATGAAAATCTTGGGGACGACATGGATCTCATACAGCCCGAACATCTTGGCGAATGTTTAAAATCTGTAACTAATAATGAAGAAACGATTTTTCAAATTAACGAACCCAGTAAAGAAGCTCAAGAGCTTTTACAACAAGTTAAAAAACAACTTGATGAAAATGCGCAATCAGGTTTTAGATTTCGACTTGAAAAAAGAATTGCTCGTCTCTCCGCTAAAGTGGCTTCTGTCAAAGTTGGAGCAAACTCAGAAGTAGAGTTAAAAGAGAAAAAAGATAGAGTTGAAGACGCTATTTGTGCTACAAAAGCCGCAATAAAAGAAGGTATAGTTCCAGGGGGAGGTATTGCTTTGCTTAATGCATCTACTGCTATAACAGCTAAAAGTGAGGGTGAAAAAGTTTTACTTGAAGCAATAAGAGCTCCATACGAAACAATCCTCAGCAATGCAGGTTTAGATATTGTTTATCCCCAAACAAAAAATAAAGGGTTAAACGTTGTTACAGGTAAGGACGTAAATATGGTACGAGCAGGCATTATAGATCCTTTATTGGTTACCAAAAGTGCCTTAAAAAATGCGGCTTCCGTGGCTACAACTATAATTTCAACAGATTGTGTAATTAACAACTTAAGAGTTACAGATGAAAGCAATAGGTAGAAATTTAGTTATATCAAAGAAAAAGCAGGGCACAACTGAAACAAAAGGGGGTTTGCTTATAGCGGAAAAACAACGGGAAGACATTAGATATGCGGAGGCCTGCGTCGTTTCTGCAGGCGATGAAGTAGTTGGTGTAAATGAAGGCAATGTAATATATTATGATCGTCATGCAGGACACCAAATAGAGTTTGAAGGCAAAATGTACCACGTTATTCGAATGCAAGACGTGGTTGTTGTTGTATGAGACGTTTAGAAGCGTCTGATCTGCGTAACTTAAACATTTTAAAGCACTACCGTATAATTAGAAAATGGGCTGCTAAGAATTACAATTTACAAGAAGCGGATTTGGAGCTTTTAATATACTTTGATTGCTTAGACCACTTTAAAAAAAACGATTATAAAATAGGCGTGCTTGCTTACAGCTGGGATAATAAAAGATGGAATAGACTTTTGAAAGAAGGCTGGGTAACTGTGTGGCGAAAAAGAAACCATACAACTCAAAAGTACAATATATATAAAACTTCCTTTAAGTGTAAACAAATGATTACGCGCATGTACAAAATGCTTTTAGATGAGGAAGAAATACCACTAATAAAAAAGCCGCAATCATATTCAGAGCGTATGCTTAGTTTAGCAATAAAAAAAATAAATTATGAGTGATAAAATTTTTACAGTTCCCGGAATAAAAGCTAGACGTATTTCAGCACCAGTAAATACAAGTAGTGTAGGACAAACGGCAGATTGGAGTAGTATTGGACGGGATATAGCTGAAGCCGGAGCTAGTATTGCAGCCGGCATACAAGCCGGGAAAACCGATCTTCAAATAGCTGAGGGGCAAATAGAAAAGGGTAAGAAGCCCGCAAGTAAACTGCAAGCTAAGATTGACAAAGCTACAGCAGAAGGTAAAGATGCAAAAGCGGCTAGGCTTACAGGTAGAAAAGAAAGGCGTGATATTAGAGATAAAAATAGAGCTAGTAGGATTACCGCTAAAAATAAAGATAAGAAAGACGCATTAATTAAATCGGAGTTTTTTAAAGGGCAAAAGTTTAATGAAAAGCAAAAAGAAAAAGGAGGAACGACTTCTGATTCTCATTTGTTTAAACCAACGATCTTGGAACCTAGAGGAATAGGCGAGGTAAAACCAGAGTTTTCACTAGCGTCGCCTTTTGACATGAAAACCTTTGATAAATTTTCATCAATAGCAAAAAATCTATAATATGAGCACAGCAGCAGCAGCGGTAGCAGCAGGAAGTAATAATAGCGGTGGCAATAAAGCAGAGAAATTTATGCAGTATGGGAGTGCCATAGGCCTAGGGGCTGGCGTAGCGGCTGGCGCAAATATAAAAACTGCTAATCCAAATGCAGTAGGAGCCAATCCAAATGCGGGTGGACCGGGACCGGAACCCGAAATGCCAGAAATAACTGGTGCTATGATAGGCGGCACAATGCGAAATAACCCTAATGTTGTAGCCCCTGCCGCTACAACTAATTTACAGGACATCCCTGGAATGAGCGCCTATGATCTACGCCAAAAATACGCAGAACTAATAACCAGTGGAGAAGCGGGAAGCGGTAAGAATAGAAATTTATTAAAAGCGTATGCATCAAGAATTAAAGAATTAAGCTCTGGGCCTAATGGGGGTGGTGCTTTTGGTGCGTTTACAGGATTTAATGCTGCAACAAAAGATCCCCACTCTTTTTTAAAAAACCGGGATAGCTATAGCGTTGAAGAAAATGTTAATAGTATGAATGACTCTATCGAAATGATGGACACCGGCGGATTTTCTCCAAATGCTCAATCTACAGCAACAGGCGTATTTGGAACTCAAGACCAAAGAGATTTAGCCGTAGGGGCGTCTACATCACAAAAAATGCTAGCCAGCTTAAGCAGAACTCAAAGTTAAAAATAATAAATAATTAATTATGTCAAAACAGAATTACAAAAAACCATTGCAAGGAACAGTAGGTGAATCTCATGTATGGGACGGTCCTATTGATTTAGATGGCCTTCCACAAGTTAAAGGAAGTAACCGCGGACCAAATGGTATGCAAGTAAAAAAGTATCCCTGCAAATCATACGAATTGCAAGGGCCGATTACACAGCGCGCAAAACAATAATTATGTACGTTCAGCATAACTCACCATTAAGTAAAAAAGGAGATGCTCCGTCTAGGAAGAAGTCAAAAGGCTATTACAATAAAGCTAACAAATCCGGCACAGGCGCAGCGGCGGGAGGCGGTATGTCTGAAAAAGGTGTAAAAAAATACAGAAGAGACAACCCTGGAAGTAAACTGCAAACTGCTGTAACAAAAGATCCCAAGAAATTAAAAAAAGGCAGCAAAGCCTGGAAGCGAAGAAAATCTTTTTGTGCAAGATCAAAAGGTTGGAAATCTGAAAGAGGTAGAGCGGCTAGAAGAAGATGGAATTGCTAATGAAAGATAAAGGAGTAGGAGATACTATAGCGAGAGCCACTAAGGCTACAGGTATAGACAAGTTTGCTGATAGACTAGCAAATGGCTTAAATATACCAGGTGGTTGCGGCTGTAAAAAAAGACAAGACAAGCTAAATAAAATGTTTCCATATAGAAAATAACTATGGCTTTTAAACTCAATAATCCTCCGTATACAATAGACAACACTCCAATATATCAAGTAGATATGGAAGACGGGGTTATGGGTAAAGCCAATAACAACGGAACTATTATTATAAATAAAGATGTTCCAATAAATAAAATACAAGACGTTATAAATCACGAAAAGATTCATATAGATCAAATGAACCGTGGTGATCTTGATTACGACGATAAATACGTATACTGGAAAGGTAAAAAATATTTAAGATCAGCAATGCAGGAAGGAAATAAAAAATTGCCTTGGGAGGCAGAAGCATATAAAAACGCATAAAATAAAAAAAATGGCATATACACAAAAACCCGGACGCGGCAATGGAAATCCTATTATGAAGGTGTCCGACAAATTAAAAGAGGGTAGCGGATTAATGTTACTAGGAGATTTAGATAAAGACGGAAAGCTGAATAAATATGAAGCAAAGCGCCAGGCTGCTATTGTAGCAAACACTAGCCCGGCTACTATGTATGGTTCTCCTGTAGAAATGAAAACAAACAATGGCCCAATACCTCAGTCTGGATTAAATTATGGTAAGCCAATGAAAAATGTAGGAGATCTTAATAAAACAATATACAAAGCTAAAAAATAAATATGGCTTTTAAAATTGACAATCCTACTGATAATACAGATAACCTTACAAAAGATGAGTTAAGAGATCGGCGTATTGCAGCACGTCAAGCATTAGACGCTGAGCGTAAAAGAGTAATGGGGATTAGAGCTAGAATTGATGAGACCGCTGAAGCCGCCGTGAGGACGGATAAATATACCGTGAATTACGGCGGGGAAGGGCCAGTAACTGGAGCGGGGGTGGTTCCTCAAAAAACATATGAATGGCTAAAAGAAAGAGGAGGCTCGGCTTGTTCACTTTATGCGTGTAGTATAATGCGAGAAGCAGGCGTCACTGTGCCTAATTCAGTTGGGCCAGACGGAGTAACTATAAATAATGTTACGTACAAGCCTGGCGACAAAATGCCGATAATACCGGGCAACGATCAATTTGACGCAGTAGCACCCCAGCTTGGATTTGAACTAAGGCCCGCTGGTAGTACACCAGAAGAAGGGGACGTTACTAGAGCCAGCTACGGGTACGGGGTAACATCTCATTCTACAATTCAAACAGGCGACGGGTTGAATGTTTACAATCCAGGAAACCTTACCTACGGCCTAAAGGAAGCCGCTAGTTTTGCAGATCCCCGCGATTTTGGAGGCATGACAAAAGAGGAATCACAACAATTTTTAGAAGAATACGGCCACATAGATGAGGATAGGATTAAAGAAAGAATGGTAGACGGAAAAATATACCCCTCCAGATTAATGCAATATGTGGGAGATTTACCAGCATTGCGAAAACAATATAGACAAGCTGCGAAGGCTGCTCCTTACGAACCTGTAATTTTAAAACCAAAACCAATTCAGTTGAGTTCTCCAAAGCCAACGGCACAATTGCCAACTAATATATCAAATTTTTTTAATAGAAATAAATAATTTAATTTAATAAAATGAAAAAGCTAGTTTTTATTTTAGCTTTTCTTTGCTTAAGCATTACCAATGCTCAAGATGAACTTTCTATATCAAATTACTTTAAAATACCAGAAAGTTATAAAAGAATAGTTACAACGGATTACCATAAATGGTTAATCAATAAAGAGATAAAAATAGAAGAAGTGCTAACTTATGATGGTTATGCTGTATATGGGCTGGGTAATTATTATGCGGCAAAGTTTGATTACAGCATTGGTAAAAGAGATTTACATCAGTGCGCAGATGCAGCAATGTACTTTAGGGCCTGGTACCATTTTGATAAAGGTAATGTAGATAAAATAGTATTTACATTCACAGATGGAACAAGGTATAGCTATAGCGAGTTTTTAAAACAAAAAAAGCTAAGCAACACATTTAAAAGCTTTAATAAATATATGGCCGTTATATGGTCTTACGCTGGAACGTGGTCGATAAATAAGTATGACACAAAACATGTAACTATAAATGATATGTCCGCTGGTGATATATTTGTTATAGGCGGATTTCCAGGTCACGCAGTAACTATTGTAGATGTAATAGAAAACGAATGTGGAGATAAAAAAATAATGATATCACAAAGCTTTATGCCGGCGCAAGATCATCATATATTAATAAATACCGAAAATAATACAGTTTGGTTTAATATAGATGAAGTGCCTAATATAGGTTTTTGGTTTACAGAAAACAATTTAAAAAGATTTAAAATATAATGAAAAAAATTTGGCAGTGGCTTACTGGTTCTGTTATAAAAGAGGTCGGTGAAGTTTTAGATAACTTAACTACAACTAAAGAAGAAAAATTAGAAGCGCAACGCCTTATAACAGAAATACTAGAAAAAGCAGATAAAGAAGCGCAAGAGCAGGTTACAGCAAGATGGCAGGCGGATATGGCTTCTGATTCTAAGTTGTCTAAAAATATAAGACCATTAGTATTAACATACTTGACTGTTATATTTACAGTTTGTGCGTTTTTTGATGGCAATATAGGTGAGTTTAGCATTGCTGAAGAATATATACCTATATTTCAAACACTTTTAGTTACAGTGTATGGAGCCTATTTTGTAGGTCGTAGCTGGGAGAAAGCAAAATCCATGCAATCAAAATAATTAACTTAAATTAAATTAAATGACAAAAATTAAAGATAAGCAATTAACTAAAATACGCGAGCAGCAAAATAAACTAAATGAACTATTAAATCAAGTAGGTTATTTAGAGGCCCAAAAGCACGGGGTGCTGCATGAGTTTGCAAATGTTAGTAAAAAAGTAGAGGATTATAAAAAAGAACTTGAAGCTGAATACGGCCAAGTAAATATTAATCTTGAGACTGGAGAATACACAGAGCTAAATAAAGATGGACAATAATATAAGAAAAATCAGTATTGGCTCTGATTATAAAAACGACGCAATGCACTATTCTGTAGGGCAGCAGGTTTATGGCGGGCACGAAATATCAAATATATTATTTGACAATACTGACAACTCTTACAACATATATATAAAAAAACAAAACGAGGTGTTGCCATGGAAAAAGTTTAATCAAAACATGGCAATATCCGTTGAGTATGATTTAGAGTATTAATGGAAAGCCTGTATAGTTTTATTGTTAAACCCGCAGAGGATAGATACAATAACAAGAAAAAAGTTGGCAACAATGATTTAATATTGAATACCAATATAGAGTCCTTTCGCTATATAAGCAAAGAAGCTATTGTTGTTGCTACACCTAAAGCTTTTAAAACAAATATAGAGCCAGGTGATAAAGTCATTATACATCATAACATATTTAGAAGATATTATGATATTAAAGGCAGAGAAAAAAATGGTAGTACATATTTTAAAAATGATTTGTATTTTGTTAATATGGATCAAGTTTATATGTATAAAAAAGATAAAACCTGGTACACGAATTTAGAATATTGTTTTATAAAACCTATTAAAGAAGACGCTATGTTTTCAATTAATTTTGAGAAGCCCCTAGTTGGTATATTAAAATATGGAAATAAGACGTTAGAAGCGCTTAAAATAAGCCCGGGGGACTTAATTGGGTTTACACCCTTTGGCGAGTTTGAGTTTATTATAGACAACGAGCGCTTATATTGTATGAAATCAAATGACATTGTAATTAAATATGACCGTAAAGGAAACGAAAAAGAGTATAATCCAAGCTGGGCGGCGCGCGGTTAGCGAACTTATAAAAGTTGCAGAAGAAAAAATTATCACTAATACTGAAGATGATGTTTCGGCTGACCGACTTAAAAATGCAGCAGCTACCAAAAAGCTAGCTATATTCGATGCCTTTGAAATTTTAAATCGCATAGAAGAAGAGCAAGCTATGCTTGACGGAAAAGAAAATAATACACGAGCAAGTTCGTTTAAAGGTTTTGCAGAAGGTAGATCACAATGATATACGAGCAAACATTATATAAGGTTTTACCTGATCACATTAAAAAAAGCGTGATTAAGAAAAACAACCGTTATAAAAAATGGGAATATGGCTATAACAAAGAATATGACGTTGTAGTAATAAGCAAAACCGGACAGATAGGTGAAATATATGAAATACAAAACCTAAAAATAGCGTTGCCTAAAGAAACAAACGTGCACACTTTTAAAGCAGACAAATGGGGTAGATTAGATTACCCTAAAGAGTTGCAAAAAATTAAAAGTGTATTTGAATGGAACACGAAGCCTGAGTATTTCAAAGATAAATATTATGACTACATTGATCAAGAATTTAATCGCAGATCGCAGGGATTTTGGTTCTATAATAAGGGCTTGGCTACTTACGTCACTGGCACTCACTTTATGTACCTGCAGTGGAGTAAAATTGATGTTGGGGCAGCAGACTTTAGGGAGTCAAACAGATTATTCTTTATATTCTGGGAGCAGTGGAGTAAAATTGATGTTGGGGCAGCAGACTTTAGGGAGTCAAACAGATTATTCTTTATATTCTGGGAAGCTTGCAAAGCAGATCAAAGATGCTACGGTATGTGCTACCTCAAAAACAGACGATCAGGTTTCTCATTCATGGCATCAGGCGAAACTGTTAACCTGGCAACAATCAGTTCAGATTCAAGATTCGGTATCTTATCAAAATCAGGGGGTGATGCTAAAAAAATGTTTACAGATAAGGTAGTACCCATATCAGTAAATTACCCTTTCTTTTTTAAACCAATACAAGACGGTATGGACCGTCCGAAAACAGAATTAGCATATAGGGTTCCTGCTTCAAAACTAACTAGAAGAAAACTTGATCAAGGTGAAAACCCAGAAGAGCTTGAGGGGTTAGACACAACTATTGACTGGAAAAATACAGGTGATAACAGCTATGATGGTGAAAAACTAAAACTATTAGTTCACGATGAAAGCGGTAAATGGGAGAGACCTGACAATATATTAAATAACTGGCGCGTAACAAAAACGTGTTTACGTTTAGGATCCAGGATCGTAGGTAAGTGTATGATGGGCTCAACATCTAACTCTTTAGACAAAGGAGGAAAGAATTTTAAAAAACTATATTACGCTTCAGATGTTACAAAAAGAAATCGCAATGGACAGACTAGCTCGGGACTATATAGTTTGTTCATACCTATGGAATGGAACTACGAAGGATTCATTAACTCTTATGGGATACCTGTATTCAACACACCGGAAAAGCCCATTCAAGGCCCTTACGGAGAGTCGATAGATCAGGGAGTTATTGAGCATTGGCAAAATGAAGTTGACGGTCTTAAAAGTGATCAAGATGGACTGAATGAATATTATCGCCAATTTCCAAGAACTGAGCAGCATGCTTTTAGGGATGAGGCTAAAGAGTCTTTGTTTAATCTAACCAAAATATATCAGCAAATAGATTACAATGAAGATTTAAAAAACTCTAGCATTGTAACGCGCGGAAGCTTTTATTGGGAAAACGGTATTCAAGACACAAGAGTAATATTTTCACCTAATAAAGATGGAAGATTTTTAATATCTTGGATTCCTAATAAAAACCAACAAAACCGTGTAATAATAAAAAATGGTATAAAATATCCAGGCAATGAACATATGGGTGCGTTTGGCTGTGATAGTTATGATATATCAGGAACGACTGATGGTAAAGGGTCTAAAGGATCTTTGCATGGCTTAACTAAGTTTAGCCTAGAAGATGCCCCGGCTAATACGTTTTTTTTAGAATATATTTCAAGACCACAGACGGCTGAAATATTTTTTGAAGACGTACTTATGGCTTTAGTGTTTTATGGCATGCCAATATTAGCTGAAAATAATAAGCCTCGATTATTATATTATTTAAAAAGAAGGGGTTATAGAGGATTTTCAATGAACCGCCCAGATAAGCTTTTAAATAAGCTTTCGGTTACAGAAAAAGAAATAGGCGGAATGCCCAACTCAAGTGAAGATATTAAACAAGCCCATGCAGCCGCTATTGAAAGTTATATAGAAAATCATGTAGGCTTATTGAGTGATAACACTTACGGAACTACATATTTTCAAAACACATTAGAAGATTGGGGTAAATTTAATATTAACAACAGAACTAAGCACGATGCTTCTATTAGCTCAGGCTTAGCTATAATGGCTTGTAATAAAAACAAATATAGCCCCAGGGCGGAAAAAATAATAAAATCGCATACTTTAAGTATTAAAAAGTATGATAATAAAGGATACAGTTCAAAAATAATATAAATGGTATATAGTAGCTACAATAGTTCATTTCCCGACCAGGTGGTACCCGCGGTGGAAAAGCTAAATTTAGAATACGGCGCAGCTGTAGGCAGAGCTATCGAAAACGAATGGTTTAGAAATAACCGAGGTAATGATAGGTTTACAGCTAACTTCCAAAATTTTCACAGGCTAAAACTATACGCCAGAGGAGAGCAGCCTATACAAAAATACAAAGATGAGTTGGCAATTAACGGTGATTTATCTTATTTAAATTTAGATTGGAAACCAATTCCCGTGATAGCTAAGTTTGTTGACATTGTTGTAAATGGAATGTCGCAAAGGAGTTATGAAATAAAGGCGTTTGCTCAGGACCCTGAGTCTTTAAAGAAAAGAACAGATTATGCTGAGCGCTTGCAACGCGATATGACAGCAAAAGATTTTTTAGATAATGTAGAAAGTACATTGGGGCTAAATTTATATTCAACAAACAAAGAGCAACTCCCCAACGATGTAAACGAGCTTTCACTAAAAATGCAGCTTGAGTTTAAAGAATCTGTAGAAATAGCCGAAGAAGAAGCTATTAATACTATATTAGATAAAAATAGATACGACGAGCTGCGAAAGCGGGTTCTTTATGATTTAGTTGTTACTGGCATTGGTGCTACAAAAACAAATTTTAACCCTTCTGACGGTGTAAAGGTTGAATATGTTGACCCGGCTAGTATGGTGTATTCTTATACGGAAGACCCAAACTTTGAAGATTTATATTATGTTGGTGAAGTTAAAACAATATCATTAGCAGAAGTTAAAAAACAATTTCCGTATTTATCAGATCAAGAGTTATCTGAAATACAAAAGTGGGGCAGCAGTCCTAATAATCATTTAAGAAATTATTACGGGGCTGGAACAGACGACAACCAAATTAATATTTTATTTTTTGAATACAAAACATATAACGATCAAGTATTTAAAATTAAAAGAAATGATGCTGGCCTAGAAAAAGCCTTAGAAAAGCCAGATACATTTAACCCGCCTGAAAATGATAACTTTGAAAGAGTGGGCCGAAGCATAGAGGTTTTATATTCCGGGGCTAAAGTACTAGGCTACAATAAAATGCTCAAATGGGATTTAGCAGAAAATATGACTCGCCCATTTGCTGATACAACTAAAATAAAAATGAATTATTCAATTTGTGCGCCAAGAATGTACAAGGGTAGAATAGATTCTTTGGTAAATAGAATAACTGGATTTGCTGATATGATTCAAATAACACATTTGAAAATGCAGCAAGTTATTAGTAGGGTGGTGCCCGACGGTGTTTATCTTGATGTTGATGGCTTAGCCGAAGTTGACTTAGGAAACGGAACAAATTATAACCCAGCGGAAGCGCTTAATATGTACTTCCAGACCGGTAGTATTGTGGGCAGGAGCCTAACACAAGATGGTGATATTAATAGGGGTAAAGTACCAATTCAAGAATTACAGTCGTCTAATGGTATGAGTAAACTTTCGGCTTTAATATCTACATATCAGTATTATTTACAAATGATTCGTGACGTAACCGGCTTAAATGAAGCAAGAGACGGTAGTACACCGGATAAAAATGCTTTGGTGGGATTACAAAAAATAGCAGCGGCTAATTCTAATACAGCTACAAGGCACATATTACAGGCTCAATTGTTTATTACGTTATCAACGTGTGAAAATATTGCGCTTCGATTAGCAGACGCTTTAGCGTACCCACTAACAGCGGAATCTTTAAAAAAATCTGTAAGTAATTACAACGTAGGCACTTTAGAAGAATTAGCCTCACTGCAGATGCATGACTTTGGCATATTTTTAGAACTAATGCCAGATGATGAAGAAAAAGCAAAACTAGAGAACAATATACAAACAGCTTTATCGGCTGGATTAATTGGTCTAGATGACGCAATAGATATTAGGAACATTGCAAATATAAAAACCGCTAACGAGTTTTTAAAGATTAGGCAGCAGCAAAAAGCTAAGCGTGATCAACAAGCGCAGCAAGCCAACATTGCAGCCCAAGCTCAAGCAAACGCTCAATTAGCTGAGCAAACCGCTTTAGCTGAAACACAAAAGCAGCAAGTTATAAATCAGCAAAAAATACAACTAGAGCAGGCTAAGGTCCAATTTGAAATTCAAAAGCTGCAACAAGAGGCGGCTATCAAGAAGCAATTAATGGGTGAAGAGTTTAGTTATAACATGCAGCTCGCTCAAATAAACTCTCAAGCTCAAACTGCAAAAGAAAATAATAAAGAAGACCGTAAAGACAACCGCTCTAAATTAGTTGCATCACAGCAAAGCGAGCTTATTAATCAGCGGCAAAACAATACCCCTCCAAAAAACTTTGAATCTTCGGGTTTTGATGTTTTAGGCGGGTTTGGTTTAGAACAATTTGAACCAAAGTAATTTTTTACTAATTATTTAATTATATTATATCATGGCTGAAGTAAAGCAAGAAGGGGAATTTAAAGTTAAACCCCGTAAAATGAAAAACCTAGCTAAGCAAGATAAACCTATTAAAGTAGATCTTGCCGCTAAAAAAGAAGAACAAACTGCGAAAATAGAAGCAGTAAAGGTAGATTTAACAGAAAAAAAAGAAGAAGATGCCGTTCAAACACAAGAGACAAATGTGGGCGATGTTGTTGTCGAAAAGCAAGAAGACAAAACAGACAGCAAAGAAGTGGTTGAAGAAGTACGGCCCGCCGAAAAAGAATTAAAAGAGGACGTACAAGTAATTCAAGAAATTACAGAAGAAGAAGTTGAAGAAAAAGCTGAAGATTTACAAAATCAAGTACATGAAGCGGTTCAGCACTCTACAGAACAAAATATTAATTTACCAGAAAATATTCAAAAAGTTGTAGACTTTATGAATGAAACTGGGGGAACATTACAAGATTATGTTCGCTTAAATGCGGATTACAGTAATATATCTGATGGGGCTTTGTTGCAAGAATATTACACTAAAACAAAACCTTATTTAGAGCGTGAAGATATTAACCTCTTATTAGAAGATTTTTCATATGACGAAGAATTAGATGATGAGAGAGACGTACGCAAAAAGAAAATAGCGTATAAAGAAGAAATTGCAAAGGCCAAAAACTATTTGGAAGGCTTAAAGAGTAAATACTACGACGAGATCAAGTTGAGACCGGGCGTAACTCAGGAGCAACAAAAAGCTATGGACTTTTTCAATAGATATAACGAAGAGCAACGCAGTAATGAAGCTATAAGAAAAGGTTTCTTAAGTGGTACTAATAATTATTTTACTAATGAATTCAAAGGTTTTGATTTCAGTGTTGGTGAAAAGAAATTTAGGTACAACGTTAAAGATACTAATTCCGTTATGGAAAAACAGAGTGATTTAAAAAGCGTCATTGGAAAGTTTCTAAATGACAAAGGAGAAGTTAAAAATTACTCTCAATACCATAAAGCCATATATGCGGCCAGAAATGCTGATACTATTGCCCAACATTTTTATGAGCAAGGAAAATCAGATGCAGTACGCGAGATAACAGCTAAATCAAATAATGTTTCAACTGAAGTCAGACAAAGTGCACCTGATAGCGTGTTTGTAAATGGGTTAAAAGTAAAAGTAATTGGTGGCAATGATTCTTCAAAATTAAGAATTAAAAAAATTAAACTTAACAGCTAAAAAAAAATAAAAAATGGCTATTACACCTTTATTTGGGGACATTGTCCCAACAGCAAAACCTGTACCTACTATTGGTAGTTATCTAGACTTTACTAGTGGAGCAGGAAATGACTTCTCACAGCAATATTTGCCTGAGATTTATGAAGCAGAAGTAGAACGATATGGTAATCGTACACTTTCTGGCTTTCTTAGTATGGTAGGCGCTGAAATGCCTATGACCTCTGACCAAGTCGTTTGGTCTGAGCAAAACCGTTTGCACGTATCTTATGATGCATGTACAATTGCCGCAGCTGGCGACGCAGAAATCGTAATCAACGACGCTGAGAACAAAATCGGTGGTGGTGCCGGGCAACACGCTCACGCTATCCGCGTAAACCAATTGGTTGTTGTATTTGATCCAGCTACTGGAACAGAGCAAAAAGCGATTGTAAAAGCGGCCACTGATACAACTGTTGACGCTTATCCTTTTGACGCTAACGCATGGAATGCTACTATTGTAGGCGCGGCTGCATTGAAAGTATTTGTATTCGGTTCTGAGTTTGCAAAAGGAACTAACGGAATGGACGGTGCTGTTGATGCTACCTTCACCCAGTTTAGCAATTCTCCTATTATCATTAAAGATAAATATGAGGTTTCTGGTTCTGACACAGCTCAAATCGGGTGGGTTGAAGTAGCTACTGAAGACGGTACATCTGGTTTCTTATGGTATTTGAAGGCTGAGTCTGAAACTCGCTTACGTTTTCAAGATTATCTTGAAATGTCTGTAGTTGAAGCCGAGCCTGCTGACCAAGCAGCTGGTGGTATTTCTGCTGCTTCACAAGGCGCTAAAGGATCTGAAGGTCTTTTCTACGCTATCGAAGATCGCGGAAACGTACACACCGGAGGTATTGGTGGTATCAAAGCTGATTTTGATCCTATCCTTAAAAACTTGGATACTCAAGGTGCTATCGAAGAAAATATGCTTTTCTTAGATCGCGATACAAACCTACAGTTTGATGATGCGTTGGCTGATATTTCTGACGGCGCGAATGGTGGTACTGCTTATGGATTGTTTGAAAACTCTGAAGAAATGGCATTAAACCTAGGGTTTAGCGGTTTCCGTAGAGGATCTTACGACTTCTATAAGACTGACTGGAAATACTTAAACGACGCTTCAACAAGAGGAAATACTTCTCAGCTTACTGCTGAAGGTACTGACTCTATTGACGGTGTACTTATTCCAGCCGGTACTTCAACTGTATATGACCAAATCCTTGGAACTAACATCCGTAGACCTTTCTTACATGTACGATACAGAGCTTCACAGGCCGATGATCGTAAAATGAAGTCTTGGCTAACTGGATCTGTTGGTGGGGCGGTTACATCTGATCTTGATGCTATGGAGGTACACTTCCTTTCTGAAAGATGCTTATGTGTGCAAGGCGCTAACAACTTTGTATTGTTGAAAAACGCTTAGTAACCAATAATGTAGTAACTACCCTCGTTGTAATAACGGGGGTAGCTATTACTTTTTTTAACTATTTAATTTTATTATATTATGGCAAAAGCTAAAGAACAGACGGATCAATGGGAGATTAAAGACCGTCACTATTATTTAACGGGTAATAAAACACCATTAAGTTTTACTATACCCTCTAGACACAAAGCAAATAGACCATTGCTTTGGTTTGACGCAGAAAAAGCGCAACAAAGAGAATTAAGGTATGCAACTAACATGCCCACTCCTTTTCGAGACGAACAAAGTGGTGAGGCTACATTAGGTCATATATCATTTAAGAATGGGCACTTGCATGTGCCAAAAGAACATCAAGCGCTACAGAAGCTATTATCATTGTATCACCCATATAAAAACACAAGATATGCTGAGTTAGATACTGTAATGGAAGCTGTTGATGAGCTTGAAATAATTGAGCTTGAAATACAAGCGCTTAATGCAGCAACATCAATAGACATTGATATGGCAGAGGCTATTATGCGTGTTGAGAGCGGCTCGGCTGTTTCTAAAATGAGCTCAAAAGAGCTTAAACGTGATTTATTGTTATTTGCCAAACGTAATCCTAAATTGTTTTTAGAATTAGTAAATGATGATAACGTTCAATTACGTAACTTTGCAATTAAAGCAACGGAAGCAAATATCATAAAGCTTTCGCAAGATCAAAGATACTTTACTTGGGCAACCAACGGTAAAAAGCTTATGACTATACCGTTTGATGAAAACCCATATTCTGCTATGGCTGCATACTTTAAAACCGATGAAGGTGTAGAGGTATTCAAGTCAATAGAGAAAAAGTTTAAATAACATGTAACTATAATAAGGCGGCGGTACCTACATTGCCGCCTTTTATTAAAATATAACAACAAATGGCGGTAAGCGTAGATAAAGTATACAGAACTGTCTTGTTAATAATGAACAAAGAGCAGCGCGGTTATTTAACCCCTGATGAATTTAACAAGATAGGTGCGCAAGTTCAACTTGAGATATTCAATGAATATTTTGAAGATTTAAACCAACAATTGCGAGTTCCTGAAAATGACAGTGAATACGCAAATAGGGTTAAGAATCTTGAAGAAAAGCTTGCTCCATTTAAAAACGTACCATCTATTGCAACGTACGTTTCAAATTATTTTAACTTGCCAACACCTTCTTCAATAATTGGGCAAGAGTCGTTTACTACAGTAGCAGGAACGCAATCCTATTATTTTTCAGGCTTACAAGCCGCAGACATTTTAGCAGGCACCCTTGAGGTGTTTTTAGATGGTGTTATAATAAACGAGACTACCGACTATGTTATTTCGCCGGGTGGTGGCTTTATACAATTAGTTGCAATACCAGTAACTGGCTCAGTATTGCAAGTTAATTTGTATGAAAATGATTTTTATAAAATTGGCACTGTAATATATAATGACGAAAAAGAAGTTGAAAGGGTTGATAGAAATGATTTTCTTCATATAAATATGTCGCCATTAACAAAACCTACACTTAAATATCCCATATATATATTTGAAAACAATAAGTTATATGTTTATCCCACGACTATTACAAGTGGCATAAAGGCTTCATACATAAAAAAACCTAGAAATATAAACTGGGGCTTTACTTCAAGCGGGAGCGGTTATAACTATGACGCGTCAAGTTCGGTTGACTTCCAACTCCACCAGTCAGAGCAAACTAGTTTAATAATTAAAATTCTTTTATATGCTGGGGTAGTCATAAGAGATCCTCAAATAGTTCAAATGGCTGCGGGAAAAGTTCAACAAGAAAAGGTAAATGAAAAAAGCTAATAAATGGGATTAATAAACGAAACTAATAGACAATATTACGCTGGAGCACAAAGTTTTCAAGCAGTAGGCACTGAAACTGAGTTTCAATTTACTTTTGACGAGCAGTTAAAATTATATAATTCTAATTCATGGGACCCAAACAGTCCGGGTTACGTACAAAATAACTTTGTATTTGAATATAGCTTGACAGGTGTAAGTCCATATACTCCTGTTGCGGTGGAGTATAGTATATCAAATAATAAAATAACACTCGCGGCAGGTGCGTTTGCAATTGGCTATTATAGAGTAAGACTCAAGGACCTTAATTATGGTGGTTATTCTTATATATCAATTGATGATATTATAAATAATTTTCTTATGATATATGTTGGCGAAGGGAAATTAGTACCTTCAATGAAGCGCACGGATTTAATGTTTTTTGCTAAAAGAGCAATGCAGGAGTTTAGTTATGATACTTTAAAGTCCGTAAAAGCTCAAGAATTAACAATCCCAAATAACTTAAGTCTTCCATTACCTCAAGACTATGTTAACTATGTTAAGGCTTCTTGGACAGATGGTATGGGCATCAAGCATGTTATATATCCAACCAGACTAACGTCTAACCCTACAGAAATGCCAATACAAGATGGCAAAGGTATACCAACGCAAGATAACTTTGATGATAATATAACAGGCACTTCAATAGCTGAAGAAAAGTGGAAAGCCGCCGATATGAAAAAAATTACCGGTGCGTATAACGAAGCCTTCGAAGATGCAGGTATTGATAACTTTGCCTATAGTAGAATTGGTAAAGGCCAAAGATACGGGGCAAATCCCGAAACTACACAGGTTAACGGATTCTTTACTATAAATGAAAGAGAGGGTAAGTTTTCATTTTCAAGTGATTTAGTTAATAAAGTTATTATATTTGAATATATTTCAGATGGGTTAGCTTATGACACTGACATGCGCGTTCCTAAGATGGCCGAGGATGCCTTTTATTCGCTCATACTCTACTCCGTTTTATCCGGAAGGGTAAACATACCAGAGTATATAATTAATCGCGTTAGAAGAGAAAAATCAGCAAAGTTAAGAAATGCTAAAATTAGACTTTCAAATATTAAGATTGAAGAAATCACGCAGGTATTAAGAAATAAATCTAAAATAATTAAACACTAATGGCTGAGGCTAAAAATAGTTTTCTAAAGGCAAAAATGAATCAAGACCTGGACGACAGGTTATTGCCTAATGGTGAATACAGAACCGCTCAGAACATACTTGTTGGTAAATCTGAAGAAGACAGTGTTGGCACACTTGAAAATATAAAAGGTAACAAGCTGATAGCCGCTACCGATTTAGGCGTCTTTCCGCCATATGGCCCCGCTTATATTATTGGCTTTCTTATGGACGAAACCAATGATAGAATATACACTTTTTTAACTAACTGGACTGAATTAGGCGACGCCCCAAGCGACGCGTATTGCTCTATTAGAGTTTTAGAGGTTGGTAACGGTGAGCAATATACGTCTTTGGTTGAGGGCAGCTTTTTAAATTTTTCAACAAGAAATAATATTATAGGTGTTAATCTTATAGAAGATTTATTATTTTGGACAGACAATAGAAATCAGCCAAGAAAAATAAATGTAGAAACAGCAAGAAATAATTCTACATATTATACAAAAGAACACCATATATCTGTAGCAAAGTATAACCCATATTTACCTATTGAGCTATACAGAGAAGAAGTAGAAAAAGTTACAGCCGTAAGTACGAATACAATAACTGTTAACAGCAACTTAAGCATTGCTGCTGGAATGACCGTATTGACTGTTTCAGCTGCTAACCCGGCAACGGGGATCAATGCTAATTCCTATTTATTAGTGCAAAGCGTAGATAACACCTCCGCAACCTCAACAGTAATAACTCTTTCTGAAGATGTATCTACAACTATAGCTGCAAATGATACAGCTTATTTTTTAGGGTCTACAATGACCGACAAGTCTGGTATTACTACATGGCCAGGCGATCCCAATTACTTAGAAGATAAATTTGTAAGATTTGCTTACAGATTTAAATTTGATGATAATGAGTATTCTATATTTTCACCATTTACACAAATAGCCTTTATACCAAAACAAAAAGGTTATTTTATAAATGGCGATCAAAATAAAGCGCTTAGCAGTTCTGTGCTAGATTTTTTTGAAAATGGAATAAATGATATAGAGCTTATTATACCGCTGCCAGACGCGGCTAATAACATTGAAAATTCTTACAAAATAAAAGAAATTGAAATTCTTTATAAAGAATCTGATAAGCTTGCTGTAAGGATATTAGACACTATACAAACGCCAATAGATAGCGCAGACGGTTATTATGTTTATTCTTATCAGTCAAGGAAACCAAAAACAACAATTGCTAAAGATCAGACCACAAGGGTATATGACAAAGTGCCCGTTAAAGCTTTTGCTCAATCAGTAGCAGGAAACAGGGTAATATATGGTAATTTTCAAACAAAACATACACCACCCAACAACATTGGGTATAATGTTTCTGTACAGCAAAAAGGTGGCACCACTGGGGCAACTAACTTTATAGAGCACCCAAATCACACATTAAAACAAAATAGAAATTATCAAGTAGGCTTTGTATTATCAGATAAATTTGGAAGGCAGTCTGACGTAATACTGTCGTCTCCAACACAAAGTGTTATTGACGCAGGGGGTATTATATTTTCAGGATCTACTATATATGCAGAATACATAGAAGATGAACCAGCAGGATCTGGTGTTCCTGATAATAAATATATAGACTCATCAAAAGCTGATTGGCGTGGTAATGCGCTATTTGTAGCTGTAGACTCACCTATACAATCAACTAGAAGTTCAGCCACGGGCGCCCCCGGTCTTTACGCCGATATTGTGGGCAGTGGTTTTGATTTATTGTTTGGTCAAATTCCAACAATAAACGGCAACACATACACA